GTGGGGTATATTGCCTTTTCGGAAAAGCAGCTTATGGCTTTGAGATGGTGGTGTGACGGTAAACATGATTATGACGGTATTATATGTGATGGTGCTGTCAGAAGCGGAAAAACTCTTTGTATGAGTGTTTCATTCATTTCATGGGCGATGCTCAGCTTCAGTGGTTGTGCATTTGCTTTATGCGGCAAAACTATCCGTTCTGTAAAAAGAAATCTCGTTACGCCTCTGCTTTCGGCTCTCAGAGATATAGGCTTTGAAATCCATGACAGACTTTCTTCAAATATTTTTGAAGTGTCTTTCAACGGAAATAAAAATATTTTTTATCTTTTCGGTGGTCGTGATGAAAGCTCCTCTGCTCTTATTCAGGGTGTTACACTTTGCGGTGTGCTTTTTGATGAAGTTGCTCTTATGCCACGTTCATTTGTTGAACAGGCTGTCGCACGATGCTCAGTCGAGGGGTCAAAATTATGGTTCAACTGTAACCCTGAATATCCTCAGCATTGGTTCAATACCGAATGGATAAAAAAGGCGGAAGAAAAACATATTTTCTATCTTCATTTTGAAATGGAGGACAATCCCTCACTTTCCCCCTCGATGCTCGCACGTTACCGTAAATTTTATTCGGGCAGTTTTTATCAGCGTTATGTTTTAGGCAAGTGGGTGGCGGCAGAGGGTCTTGTGTATCCGTTTATGTCTGATGACAATATGTTTTTTGATGTACCTGACGTAGAATTTGATGATTATGTCATATCATGTGATTACGGTACAGTAAATCCTTCTTCTTTCGGATTATGGGGGCTTTTCGGAGGGGTATGGTACAGAATAGACGAGTATTATTACAGTTCACGCCGTGAGGGCTGTTCCCGTACTGATGAAGAACATTATGAAGGCTTATGTGATCTTGCAGGTGACAGGAATATTTCACGTATTATAGTTGACCCGTCTGCAGCAAGCTTTATTGAAGTAATAAAGCGTCATGGGAAATTCCGTACCGAGCCGGCAAAAAACAATGTTATAGACGGCATAAGACAGGTAAGTACCGCTCTTAAACAGGGTGATATAAGAATATGCCGATGCTGCAGTGATTGTGTGCGTGAATTTGGTCTTTACCGATGGGAAAGCAGCGGTAAGGATGCTCCGATAAAAGAAAACGATCATGCTATGGATGATCTGAGATATTTTGTTGCAACTTATCTTAACGACAACAGCGATGACGGTATTTTTGCATTCGCTATGGAACGCTGAAATAAGGAGGTGAATTATTTGAAATGGTTCGGAAGAAATAAAAATGATAATACTCCTGCTGTTCAGACTGCTTCGGGAAGAAGTGACAGCACACCATTCGGTCTTATAATGAATTGCCGACTGCCTTCATTTGAGAAAAGTCTTTATCGTTCGCTAAGAGAAGCTATACCCGTTATAGATGCCGCTATATATAAAACCGTGCGTCTTGTAGGAGGGTTTAAAGTTTACTGTTCAAAAAATGCTCAGTCAGAACTCGATGATTTTATGAAAAATGTTAAGGTCAATGGTATTTCAAACGGTATAGACAGTTTTCTTTCCATATACCTTGAACAGCTTCTTACATATGGTACGGCTGTGGGCGAGATCGTAATGGGATATGACGGCGGTATAGCTGCTCTTTACAACAGTTCTCTTGATGACGTTGATCTCAGCTGCGGTGAAAATCCCCTCGATGTAAGAATAAGTGTCATAGACCAATACGGCACAAAAAGACCCGTAAAACATCCTGAGCTTATTCTCTGCAGTGCTGTTATGCCTGAACCCGGAAAAATTTACGGCACATCAATTCTTAAAGGTCTGCCCTTTGTAAGTGATATACTTCTTAAAATATTCAATGCTTTGGGTACAAACTGGGACAGAATAGGAAATGTGCGTTTTGCGGTTACATATAAGCCGTCTGAAAATGACAGAAATTATACCAAGGAAAGAGCTGTACAGATAGCTTCCGAATGGAGCAAGGCAATGAAAAGCCGTGAGGTGAGGGACTTTGTTTCTGTGGGAGATGTGAGCATAAAGGCTATCGGTGCGGATAATATTATTCCCGACAGTCAGATACCTGTCAGACAGATAATGGAGCAGATAATCGCAAAGCTTTCTTTGCCTCCTTTTCTGCTCGGGCTTACATGGTCAACTACTGAAAGAATGTCCTCTCAGCAGGCTGATATGCTTACAAGCGAACTTGAGTATTACAGAAAGGTTTTAAACACTGTTATACGCAAAATTTGTGCGGTATATCTAAGACAAAGAGGTTTTGATGACCATATGGAAATTATATGGGAAAATATAAATCTTCAGGATGAAACCGAACTTGCAAAAGCAAGGCTTTATAATGCAAGGGCGGAAGAAATAGAAAAACGACTCGAAAAAAAGGAGGATGATAATATTGAATGAAACCGTAAAAAATCTCAAAGACGGTGAACTTGAACTTATCAATAAGTATACACGCCGTCCTTTGAAAGAAGAAGAAATATATGCTTTTTCCGTTGTCCTTTGCGATAACGAAATAGACAGGGATTTTGAAAGATTTTCATCTGAGGCACTTGATAAAATGGCAGAACTTTTTGTCGGTGTTACAGGTGTTATGGATCATGACCCGAAAAGCGAAAATCAGACTGCACGTATTTTTTCCTGCAGGACGGAAATTTCAAACGATAAATTTACTTCTGACGGTAAACCTTACAAATGTCTTACCGCAAGAGCATATATGCCCAGAACACAGGCTAACAGTAATTTTATTACGGAGCTGGACAGCGGTATAAAAAAAGAAGTAAGTGTGGGTTGTTCCGTTAAAAAGCGTATATGCTCGATATGCGGCAATGAAAGTGTGAACTGTGAGCATATAAGAGGCAGATATTATGACGGAAAAATGTGTTATATGACACTAACACAGCCGACTGATGCTTATGAATGGTCATTTGTTGCCGTTCCTGCACAAAGGTCGGCAGGTGTTATCAAATCTTATAAAAAAGGGGATACAAAATTGGATATTGAACAGAAACTTTTCAGCGGTACGAATCAAAGTTTTTCCGCTGATGAACTTAATGTTCTTGCGGACAGATTCCGTTCACTCAAAGAAAAGGCGGCAGACGGTGAAGCCTACAGGAGAAGGCTTGAAGCAGATATAAACAAATTTGCCGCAATAGCACTGCCAGAGCTAAGACATGATACTCTGGAAGTTATCATACATAAAATGAATGCTTTTCAGCTTGAGGAGCTTTGCAATGCACTTGCCAAAAGAGCAGAGGGAACTGTTCCCTCTAAGCCTCAGCTTTCTTCGGCTGTCAGAACAAATAATGATTATAATGCTTTTAAAGGAATTTAAGGAGGAAATAACATGAACGTATCATTTAACGGATTCAACGAAAATACAGTAACTTTTGAAGCACAGGGTACTATTACAGTCGGTGCTCCTGTTATGATAACGGCAAACGGCAAAGTAAGTGCTGCAAGCGGTGCATTCTGCGGTATATGCAAGAGTGTAAGAAACGGTTATGCGGCAGTTCAGCTCAGGGGCTATGCGGTAGTTCCCTATACAAATGCACCGTCTGTCGGTTTTTCAAAGATCTCGGCAGGCAGCGGAAAAATCACCGCTGACAGCACTAACGGCAGAGAATTTCTTGTTATAGATGTAGACACAACCGCAAAAACAGCGGGTATCATGCTTTGATCATAAGGAGGTAAAAAACAATGGCTTATTTTGACAATATTAAGCTTGAAAAAGGAATGTACGGCAATTCGGCAAAATCTTTCAGCACTATTCTTGAGGAACTTGATCCGTCAGCAGAATATAAGGGTACTCCTCTTGAAAGTCTTGATGCATTTCAGCGTCAGCTCAAAAGATACGATATAAAGGTGAGCGGAGCTAATTCGGACAGTGTTCAGAAGTTTTTCCAGACTTCAGACAGTGCGGCACTTTTCCCCGAATATGTATCCAGAGCAGTAAGACAAGGTATGGAAAGAGCAGATATTCTTTCCGACATTGTGGCAACAAAAACTGTAATTGACGGTATAGATTACCGTTCTGTTGTTTCCGTTCCTACAGAAGATGACAAGAAGCTTAAACCTGCACTTGAGGGTACAGCACTTCCCCAGACTACCATCAAAACAGGTGAAAACCTTGTTAAGCTTCAGAAAAGAGGAAGAATGCTTGTTGCATCCTATGAAGCAGTCAAATTTCAGAAGCTTGACCTCTTTACTGTCACACTTCGTCAGATCGGTGCATATATCGCACGTCAGCAGCTTTCTGATGCTGTGGATGTGCTTATAAACGGTGATGGAAACAGTAATGCGGCAGGTATAATACAGACAGAAACACAGGGTACTGTTTCATACGATGATCTTGTGAGCCTTTGGTCTGCTCTTTCCCCGTATTCACTAAATACAATGCTCGCTCCCACCGTTGGCATGACAAAACTTCTCTCTATGACAGAAATGAAGGATGCTCAGGCGGGTCAGAATTTCCACGGTACAGGAAAAATGATAACTCCTCTCGGTGCAAAGCTTTATCATGTTCCTGATATTTCCGGCTCAAAGCTTATTGCATTTGATAAAAACTGTGCTCTTGAAATGGTACAGTCCGGAGATATTATCACCGACCATGACAAGCTTATCGACAGACAGCTTGAAAGAGCTTCTATCAGCTGTATCACAGGTTTTGCAAAGCTGTTTCCTGATGCTGTTAAGGTTCTTACATATTAATCAGGAGAGCTTAAAATGGATATAGAAGAAATACTTCTTATTTTTACAAAGATCTCCGGACTTACCGAAGAAGATGCCACAAATTACAGATTTTTGTGTGAAGCTGCA